GCCGCCGAAACCGCGGCCAACACAACCGCCGGCCGATTCGAGCGCCTCAAAGTCACGATGGGCGAAATCGCCGAAACAGCCGGCACAGCCCTACTTCCAGCCCTCAACAAACTCACAGACTTCGCCGCCAAAACCGTCATCCCCGCATTTCAAAAACTCGCCAAAACATTCGAGGAAGAAGGCTTCTCAGGCGTTGCCAAAGCCATAGGCAACAGCATCCGCGACCAAGGCCCCGAAGTCCTCCGCGCCCTCGGCGATGTACTCAAAGCAATGGGCAACTGGATCGTCAACGATGGCGTCCCCATGCTCGGCGAAAAACTCAAACTGCTGAAAGACGCCCTAACCGCCTGGATCAAAGAATCAGGCCCCGACGCGCTCAAAAACCTCGGCAAATTCCTAGGCGACGCAACGCAATGGATTTTGACCAAAGGCGTCCCAATGCTCATCGAAGCGACCGCCAAATTGGCCGTCGCCCTGCTCAAATGGCTGGTCGACATCGGCCCCGACCTGCTCAAAGGCCTCGCCCTATTCGCCGCCGAATTCGCCAAAGGCCTCGTCGACTCGATCATCGAAGCTTTCAAAGGTTTGGCCGGCAAAGGCCTCGAACTAGGCAAAGCATTCGCCAACGGCATTATCGACGTCATCAACAAACAAGTCATCAAACGACTCAACGACCTGCTTGAATTCAAAGTCGGCCCGATCAAAATTGACCCGCCCGACATTCCAGGAATCCCACAACTCGCCGACGGCGGCATCGTCACCCGCCCCACCCTGGCCCTCATCGGCGAAGCCGGCCCCGAAGCCGTCGTCCCGCTCGACCGAGCCGGCGCAATGGGCGGCAACAACATCACAATCAACGTCCACGGCGGCGACCCCCGCGCCGTCGTAGACGCCCTACGCCGCTACAACCGATCCAACGGGCCCGCGCCGGTACTCACCTATGGGTAACCCCTGGGAATTCCGTGCCGACATCAAAAGCGGCGCCACCTGGTTCACACTCGGCGACATCACCGACGTGTCCATCTTCCGCGGCCGCCGGCTCCAAGTAGACGACTACGCCGTCGACTCATGCACGATCACATCATTGTTCCCCGCATCGTGGACAACAGCCCCAAAACTCGGCGACCAAATAAGCGTCTATGTGCACAGACCTGGCCCCGTCCCAGGACACGACAACTGGTCAATGTTCATCGGCCGCATACGCGACGTGCGCATTGACTACGGCTTCGTGACCAACGCCGACATCGCAACCATCGAATGCGAAGGCCTCCAAGCCGACTGGGGCCGCGCTCAACTCAACAGCAAAGTCCTCACGCAAAAACTCACCGGCGAACAAGCCCTAGATGTCGCCATAACGGCCGGACTGTCATTTTCATCGTTTGGATCCCGCTCGACGGCCTCCGGCCAGACATACACCGGCAACGCGTGGGAACTATTGAATGACCTTGTCCGCACCGAAGAAGGCCGCCTGTTTTCCCGCCTTTACGATCCTTTAGACATGCGTTCCGCGTTCTACATGCTGTTTTACGGACGCAACAAACAACTCGACCCATCTGCCCAACCTTTCAACGACGGCACCTACACCCCAAACTTTTGGGACGGCAAATACGACGCCATCGAATTCCGATCATCAGCCGACAACTATTACAACCAGGTGACCATCACCCCGCTATCCGTGGCGGCCCAAACAGCAACACTTGCCGCAACACCCATTTTCGCATGGCAAAAAGACACGCTCGACTTCTCCACAAGTCAAGCGGCCGACCATGCCCTGTGGACTCTCAACAACTACCAAACGAAAAATTCGACATTGGCGTCAATCAGCGCCATCGACCGCGCCCAAGGCGTCACGTCAACCGGCGGCGAAAACATCACACTCCTATCATCCACCGAAAACGCCATTGGTACGCGATTTGCCGTGGGGTTCCGTGGCAACCAGTACCAGGTAATTTGCGAAGGTGTGCAAATTACCGCTGATCCAAACCAAACCCGCGTCACGTTCTATTTCTCTGGCGCGGACACAAACGCATACCTAGTCCTCGACAACGCCGTATTCGGCAAACTCGACTCAAACAAATTGGGGTTCTAATGGCAGTCAAAACATTTACAACCGGCGAAGTCCTTACCGCGTCAGATACCAACACATACCTAAACAACGGCGGCCTCGTGTTCGTCAAACAAGTCACCGTAGGTACTGCCGTGGCATCGGTAGACGTCACATCGTGTTTTTCTGCAGATTATGACAATTACGTTGTGTCATACAGCGGAATTACGACTAGTTCGGCGGCGGCGTTTTATGGCTATTTGTTGAGTGGAACGACACCGACGTCATCGGGCGTGTATGGAAATACTTTTTACATCGTAACGGGCGCGGCGGGTGCGTTGAGTAATTCCGCCCGATCAAATTCGACTTATTTTGAATGCGGGTCGCATCGCAACGGTGACGGCAATAACGGCACGGTGTGTATAAATGGGCCGTTTTTGACGCAATACACGCGAATTTCGTTTATTAGTACCGCTAGTGATTATTGGCGTCTTGGAAGTGATAACCACCAAGCGGCCACAAGTTACAACGGGTTTCGACTTCAAGCAGGTGGCGGCACAATGACCGGCGGAAAAATTGCTGTATACGGATACCGACTGGGGTAAAAAATGACACGACCGAACATTCAGACCGACGACGAAGTGCGCGAAATGACCGAGGAAGAATACGCCGCACTCATTGAGTCCGGCTGGACAGAAACCGCACCCGAGGAGACAACCCAAGAATGAAAACCCGCGTCGCCATCGTGGCGGCGCTACTCACCGTGCTGGCTAGCGCCTGCAACAACAAAACATGGATCGAATGCCAGCCGGCAACCACGATCAGAACCAAAAACCGTGCGCTCACTAGCCCAATCGCAACACCAGACCAAGGCCAAACGGAGGCCCTGACGTGCTAGACAACCTCAAACCCAACCGGCCGCCCTACACACCCGAGCAACTGAACGCTCGGCTCCGCTTCTGGGTCGGCATCACCCTTGCCGGCACCCTGGTGCTCACAATGGTGGCCGTCTTCATAAATCTTTTGTTCATCCCTCAGGGCCCGACCATGCCTGAAACGGACAAGGAACTGCTGAATTTGATCAGTCCAATAGTTCTTTTCTTGTCTGGCACGTTGTCTGGCGTGATGATTTCGAGCGGCGGCAAAAAAGACCTCGACGGAGACGGGAAACCTGACGCATGAAAGCCACCCAACACACCATCACAACCACCGCCAGCAAAGTGGTGACCAGCAACCCATTCGCGCAATACGTCTACCTGCACGTCGCCGGCAACGGCGTCGTCTACCTGGGCGGCGCTGACGTGACATCAACTAGCGGCCTCGAAACCCAAAAACACACCACCCCAATTCAGTTCTTCATCCCCCGCGGCCAAGAACTGTGGGCCGTCACCGCCACAGCAACCGAAACCCTGCAAATACTTCAAGAGAAGGGCGCCTAATGGCCACCAAAAAAGCCGCACCCAAAGCTGACCTTGACGCCTTGCCCTACACCGGCAACACCGACGCCGAAGGCAAAACAGCCGCCCACCCCGCGGCCCGCAAACTCATGTCAATCCTGACATCACCAAACAACCAATTCGCAAACCTCGGCATCTACGCCAACCGACCGATGCGCGGATCCACCAAACTGTCCGTCCACGCCACCGGCCGCGCCCTCGACGCCGGCTACAAACAATCCCGCCAAGACTGGGTCACCGGCTTTTGCGACTGGCTCGCCACACACCACCGCGAACTACTGATCGAAGAAATACACCAATACGTCTGGGGCACCCACGGCCGTGGTTTTCGTTGCAACCGCAACGGCAAACCAGGCTGGCTCGAATGGACGCCCGACAACAACGGCGGCCCAGGCGGGTATTGGCTACACATCGAGGTGGCACCGAACCAGACCGCTGACGGCATCGTGCAAGCCTGGAAACGAATTCCCCCATACACCGGCTGACCTGGGGTAAGGTCGAAGAACCGCCACCAAGGCGGCCTCCGATCCCTACTAGGAGACAACATGCCAGGACACATCTACGGGCCCGACGACTGGGACGACGACACCCTGTTCGCCGCCCCCAAACCGCCGCTAGAACGCCCACATGCCGCCGTATCCCACACGGCACCCGACACCAGCCGACAGGCCGCCCAAGAGGCCCTAGGGCGATCTGGGAGCCAACGGCGACGCATCTACGAACTCATCGTCAGCCACCGCGGCCTAACAGCCGACGAAGTGTGCACACTCACCGGCTGGCCACCCCAATCAGTCACCGCCCGCATAAACGGACTACTTCGCGACGGCTGGGTCATTGACTCAGGCCAACGCCGAAACACACGCTGGGGCCGAGAAGCCCGCGTCTACAAGGAGGCCGCATGACCCCCCAACCTTCGAGCAAGGAGCGGCGCCGTTAGGCGCATGGCGGCCACCGTGCTCATAGCCGCAACACTCACCGCAAATCCAGCCCAAGCCGCAATCGGCGACCAATGCACCCGATACGTCAACCTGGCACGGCAGGTCGGCTGGCCCAAAACCGAGCGATACAACCTGGCGCGCATCATGTGGCGCGAATCAAGGTGCACACCCACAGCGCACAATCCCCGTGACCCGTGGGGAGGCTCATACGGCCTTCTGCAAATCAACGGGTCAAACGTCGGGTGGGCAACCCGCAACGGCTGGATTACTAGCCGCACAGATCTAACCGACCCGAGGCGCAACCTCAAAGTCGGCCTAGAACTTTGGCGTCGTTACGGCTGGCGGCCGTGGGGCACAAAGTCAAGCATCACAACCCAATAACCAAAGGAGCCCCTACATGAGTTTTAACCTGGACGACTATGAGCCGGTATCGGCTCGCCTTGAACGCTGGCGCAAACAAACGTATGACCGCATGGCCGAACCCGTCGTCATCACCGAAATGGTGCACCACGGCGAAAACTGGTGCGTCTTCAAAGCCGAGTTGTGGGAGGTGTACTACGACCGCAAAGACGACCCGCGCGAATGGCGTTTGCTGTTGTCAACCGGCTGGGCCGAAGAACACGTCACCGAACGCGGCGTCAACTCAACCAGCCACGTTGAGAACTGTGAAACGTCGGCCGTCGGCCGCGCACTAGCGAATGCCGGCTTTGCCGGATCCGACCCGAGCAAACGGCCCAGCCGCGAAGAAATGACCAAAGTGCAACGTTACGGCGGCCAACCCGCCCAATACGGCAACAAACCGTCAGGCGTCGCCACCGAAAAACAACGCATCTTCATCGCCGACCTGTGCCGCAAACTCACCCCGCCGCTGGTGCCACAACTGCCAGCGGATCTGACATCAGCCGACGCGGCCAAACTGATCGAATCGCTAAAGCGCGGCGAACTACCAGGCATGCTCATCACCGACGGAGAGGAACCCTTCTAATGCTCAAATGGTTTATTGCCCACGTCATCCTGTTCAGCGCCGCGGCCATCATCGCCGTGGTGTTCGTCTCAGCTTTTGACGCGTACTACCAGGACTTAGAAGCCCGTCGGCACGCCAAATGGCAAGCGCGCCAAGCACGTCAAAGCCACCCAAGCAATTCAGGGCCGCGCTGTGAATGAACATGACATTGTCGACCATTTGCGACGCATCGCCCCACACGCACGCGCCTTCATCGACACCGACGAAACTGTCGGCTGGCCGCTGAAATTCAGCCTGCTCGAAGCCGCGGACGAAATCGAACGTCTACGCCAAGAACTGCAAGGGATCCGCAGTGCCTGACCCTGGACAATACACACACGGCTTGCCCTGGCCATTTCGACCCGACGAAGAACCATTCCATTTCGTCGAAATCGCACCAAACGAATGGATCCGCGTTGTGCTCGCCGGCGACTACCTGAACCTGCTCGAAGAACACCTGAAACTTCAAGCGGCGGCCCGCCAACAAATCGCCGCGGCACAAGAAGTCATCGACGTATGGAGGCACTATGGGCGACCCGTGGCCGATTAGCGAAAAACAATTCCAAGACCAGGTCATCGCCCTCGCCATCCTTCACGGCTGGAAAGCCCACCACGTCAAACCAGGCATGTCATCAACCGGCCGATGGCTTACCCACGTCCAAGGCCATGTCGGCTTCCCCGACTTAGTCCTGGCACACAAAGAACACGGCGTCATCTACGTCGAATGCAAAACCCTCAAAGGCCGCCTCACCGAAGCCCAAGTCGACTGGTGCCGCACACTCGACGCCGCCGGCGCCGAAGTGTACGTCTGGCGGCCCACAGACCTGCACTTCATCCAACGCCGCCTCAAAGGGATACGCGATGCCCCGCCGCCAATCTGAACGCGTCGAATGCCTCAACTGTGACCACTACCGCTGGATCACAGAAACATGCACCCTCGACCGAGACGAAATACACGATCGCGGCCTCACATGCCCCGAATGGCAACCCATCAAACTAACCCAACAGAAAGCCCCTACACAATGATCGTCAGAACCCCACGCCTAGAACGCGACTTCACCGTCTTACCCAACCGAGCCCTCCGCGACCCCTACCTGTCCTATAGAAGCCGCGGCATACTCGCCTACGTCCTGTCAATGCCAGACAACTGGCGCACATCAGCCGACACACTCGCCCGCCAAGGCCGCGAAGGCCGCGACGCCATCCGAGCCGCCATCAACGAACTCATCCGAGCCGGCTACGCACGACGCGTCAAAGCCCAAGACGACCGCGGCCGATACACCACAGAACTCCACTTCTACGACACCCCCAAGGCTGTGCACATCCTGGGGAAACGCCGTGCAAAACTAGAACAACCGACGCCTGAAAAACCGACGTCGGAAAACCAGGCGTCTAAAGAAGAACTATTACAAAATACGTTGAAAGACTTACAGAGTGAGTTAGGTACCGAACCCAAACTCTGTGGGTATTGCCAAGGCCAAGGCGTCATCGCGGAAGGCTTCGCCGGACTCCCAACGTTCTGCCCAGACTGCTCAGGCGACGGACTCGCCCGCCCATGACATCCAAAGGCAAACCACGACGCGACCTAGACACCCCCCAATACCGACGCGCCCGCCTCGAATTCCTAGAACACAACGACCTTTGCCATTGGTGCAGACGCGCCAAAGCAACAACCATCGACCACGTCACACCCGTCGCCCACGGCATCGACCCAATGGATCAAGACAACTGGGTCGGAGCCTGCCACAAATGCAACAGCCGACGCGGCGCACAACAACTCGCGGCCCAACGAAACCAAACAATCGAAAACCGCAAAAAAATTCAAAAAAATCAAAAAAATTCCCAAAGTTTTTTTGAAACGAAAAAAGAAACGCCCCCGCGCCCATCCGTTTGTGTGCCCTCAGACGTTGAAAGTCAGGATGATCAAGACGGATCTGGGCTGGTTCGGGCTGATGGTGGTGGATTTGGGCGTATCCCGCCGAGGCTGTTTTGTGCCGGTGAGGGTGCTGGCAGTTTCGGGGCTGATGTGGCGGCCTTGGCCGCGCGTGATCTGGGCATTCAGTTGATGCCGTGGCAGATCGAAGCTTTGGAAGGCCAGTTGAGGTTCGATCAGGATGGCCGTTTGGTGCACACCCGTTCACTAGTGTCCGTGTCGCGTCAGAATGGGAAGTCTGTTGCGCTGAAGGCATTGGCGTATTGGATCCTGTTGGCTGAGCCGGTGCGCCGCGGCGAACCCGTCACCCTGATCACGACCGCCCACAACCTCGACCTCGCGTCGGAACTGTTTTATTCGCTGGCGCCGATCCTGGAGGCCCGATACCAGGCCAAGTTGCATTGGTCGAAGGGGCATCAGCGGGCCGAGTTGCCGGACGGCACCCGCTGGCTGGTTCAAGCCGCCACACCGCGAGCGTTCCACGGCTTCAGCCCGCATTACATTTTGGCCGATGAAATTTGGGACATCAGCGACGAAGTGATTTTCCAGGGCGCGTTGCCGTCCCAACGTGCTCGACGCGAACCGCTGTTCTCAGCCTGGTCAACCGCGGGGACAGAGGATTCGACCGCAATGATGAAACTACGCGAAGCCGGCCTTCGAGCCATCGACGAAAACAAACCAGGCCGCCTGTTCTTCGCTGAATGGTCTGTCCCGCCTGGAGTATCACCCGACGACCCCGTCTACTGGCCAATGGCCAACCCAGCCCTCGGCTACACCCTCGACATGGAACGTCTCGAAGAAGAAGCCGCCGGCCCAGACAAATCCGCGTTCCTACGCGCCGCCCTCAACCTGTGGATCGCCTCAGCCTCATCGTGGCTTGAACCAGGCGAATTCGCGGCCCTCCGCACTACCGACATCCCAGCAGGAGGCGTCATCGCCGTCGACACGTCAATCGACGATTCAATGTATTTCGCCGTTCGAGCCGTACCCGTCGACGGCAAAGTTGGCGTCACCGTCGCATTCACCGCCGACACCCTCGCCGGCATGTGGGAACAACTGCACACCGCCGCGGCCGACTGCCGCCTGGTACTGCTCACGCCAAGCCTGGACGCCATTTCGCCGCCCTGGCTGGATCGTCGCAAAGCCACCGTCGGCTACGCTGAACTGCTGACCCACACCCAAAACGTGCGGCAAATGATCCGCGACGCCACCCTGGTGCACACCGGCGAACGCATGCTTGAAGAACACGTCAATCGCGCCGTTGGCGTCAGGGTACAAAACCAGTACGCGTTGTCATCCCAAAAATCACCAGGCCCAATCGCCCTGGCCAGGTGCATGGTGTGGGCCGCCGGCATCGCGGCCCGCCCAGGCCAACGCACCAAAGCCGCCATCGCGTTCGGGAGGTAGGGGGATCAAATCGCGCGCGTGACCGAAACCCTTGAAATCAGCTTTGGTTGCGGCCACAATCATTGCGATGGCAAAGTTTCGCCGGCAGAAGGTGACCGCACCCGCCTATGCTCCCGCCCCCATTCAGGGAGCCGCCGCCGGCGCATCTCAGATAGGGCAGTTCTACGCGTACACCGTAGGGGCTGACGAGGAGGCTGCCCTATCTGTCCCCACCATTGCGCGCGCCGTCAGCCTGCTCACCACCGTATGCGGCACCCTCGACCTGAAGTCCTACGGCCTCGCGTGGAACGGCGAAGAATACGAAAAAATTTGGATCGAAGGCGAATCATGGATGACACGCCCCGATCCACGCGTCACCCGCAACTTCATCATGAGCAAAACCGCAAAAGATCTGCTCATGTACGGCCGCGCATTCTGGGCAATAACATCGCGCTACTCGACCGGCTACCCCGCAACCTTCCAATGGCTTCCCGCCAACATGGTTGCCACACCCGATCAGGCTGGCCCCGAATGGTTCGGCCCATCAAACGAACTCGAATTCAACGGTCTGCCGCTCGACCCCGCAAACGTCGTGCAATTTCTTTCCGGCAACCTCGGCCTGGTCTACCAGGGGCGCCGCGCCGTCCGAATCGCATTGCGTCTCGACCAATCAGCCGAACGATTCGCCACAAACGAAATTGCGGCCGGCTACCTCCAGCAAAAAGGTGGCGAACCAATGTCAGGCGAAGAACTCGGCGAAATGGCCGCCGCCTGGGCATCCAACCGGCGCACCAACGCCATCGGCGCACTCAACGAATTCGTCGAATTCAAAACCTTCGACCAAGACCCCAGCAAACTGCAACTAGTCGAAGCCCGCAAATACGCGGCCCTCGAACTGGCGCGGCTCACCGACATCCCTGGTTACCTGCTCGGCATCGACCAATCAGGCATGACCTACATGAACGCGCAACAAGCACGTCAAGATCTAATCCTGTTCGGAGCACGTCCCCTGCTCCACGCCATCGAAGAACGCCTGTCAATGGACGACATTCTGCCCCGAGGCCGCCATGTCCAGTTTGACGTCGACGAATACGTCGAAGACTTCATGATGGACGAATCCGACCGCGGCGTCGTCAACGAACCATCACCCGACATCCCCGAAGACGAAATGAACCTGGAGTAACAATGATGCTTCGATTCACAGCCGACCCAACGCTGATCATCGCCGAAGCCGGCGAAGACGACAAACCAGCCCGCATCGCCGGCATCGCCGTGCCGTGGGATGTCACCGCCGTCGTGTCAGGCGGCCAGCAAGTCCGTTTTCTTCGCGGCGCATTCGACACCACACAAAAGAACCCGAAACTGGTCGAGAACCATGACCTCACTCAGTTGCGTGGCACCGTCACCGAACTCCGCGACGAAGAAGACGGCCTCTACTTCGAAGCACAGTTCGCCCCGACGCGCGCAAGCCAAGACGCAATCGCGCTGGTGAAGGCCGGCGCATACGACTCCGTCAGCGTCGGAGCCGTGCCCCAAAAATTCAAGTTCGACAAAGCCGGCACAATGGTCGTGTCAAAAGCACAAATGATCGAGTTGTCGCTAGTCGCCGTGCCCGCGTTTTCCGACGCGGTAATCACAGAAATCGCCGCCTCGGCCGACCCAGAGGACGACGAAAACAACCCACAGGACACCCCCGAGGAGGAACAAATGTCCGACCCCATCCAGGCCGAGGCCGCACAGGCACCGGCAACGCACCCCGTCAACCCGATCGTCTACGCCACCGCGCGCAAGCACGTCGAGTTGCCGACCGCCGTCGAGTACCTTTCGGCCGCCATTGCTGGTGGATCCGCATGGCACGAAATGCGTGAAAGCATCAAGGCCGCCGCGCCCGACGTCGTCACGACCGACACCCCAGGCATCCTGCCGACGCCGATTGTCGCGCCGGTCTACAACAACTTCATCGGCCGACGCCCCGTCGTCGACGCCGTTGGCGTTCGTTCAATGCCCGCCGGTGGCAAGATCTTCATTCGCCCCGAAGTCACGACCCACACGTCAATCGGCGCCAGCCTCGCCGAAATGGCCAACCAGTCCGGCACGTTCGTGGTGTTCAACAACCAGGTCACCAAGCAAATTTTCGGAGGATACGTCAATGTGTCCGAAGCCGATCTGGACTGGAGTGATCCCGCCGTTCTCGGCCTGATCCTCGACGACATGAGCCGCATCTATCAGAACGCGACCGACAACTATGCGGCCGACAACTTGAAGACCGGCGCAACGGTAACCAGCAACTTCACCGCCGCATCGTCGACAGACCCCGCCTACTGGATGTCCTGGGTTTCGAGCGCCGCACAGACGATCCTTTCGTCGAGCAACGGCAACCTGCCCACGCACCTGTTCGTTTCGCCTGACTGGTGGGGCACGCTCATGGGCCTCAGCGACACCGCTGACCGCCCGCTGTTCCCCCAGGTCGGCCCGATGAACGCCTTTGGCAACCTCGCCCCTGGGCAGGTCAACGGCGTCGCGTTCGGCCTCCAGGTCGTCGTCGACCGCAACTTCGCCGCGGACACCGTCATCGTCGGCGATGCGTCCGGCTACGAATGCTTCGAACAGCAGAAGGGCGCAATCAGCCTCGACAACCCGTCGACCCTCAGCCGCACCCTCGCGTTCCGCGGGTACTTCGCGTCGCTGATGATCGACGCATCGAAGTTCGTCAAGGCCGCGTTCGTCTGATCCGCTGACTGAACCACCGAGGAGTCTGCACAATGGCAACATTCACCATCACACATGTGAGCCGGTTGGATGACTACGCCGTTGTGCAGACACTCGAAGGCACAGACATCGGCATCGGCCAAAACATCACAATCGCTGGACTCACAAACGCAAGCATCAACGGCACCCGCAAAGTGCTTGCCGTTCCCGTCTGGCGATACATCGGCATCGACGACGAAGGCGACTGGCTCTACGACGTCAACGAACTGATCCCCAATCAGCTTTTAGTCGCCAACACCGGCGACGACATCGAACGTCAAGCCGACGCCGGAACGATCACCTGGACACAAACCTGCACCTGGATCGTCGCCAATGATGTTCTCGCGTGGCTAGGCATTTCCGTTGCAACTGCCAATGACACCACGTTCGTTGGCGCGTGCACGGACGCGGCCAACGCGTTCGCGTTCCGGCGCCGTCAGGAATCGGGCTATTTCGACAGCCTGACCACGGTGCCGAGCGCGGACGTCAAATTGGGCACCATCCTGTACGCCGCCACCCTCTATCGTGAGCGCGGATCCGTGGACTCGTTCGCCAGTTTCAGCGACATGTCCACCCCCGTCACAATCGGCGGCACAATGGGGCAAATAAACCGCCTTCTGGGCGTCAACAGGAGCCAGGTGGCCTGATGGCCGCGACAGGCATTTTTGCCGAAGCCAGGAGCACCCTGGTGGCCTCTCTGAGTGCCCTAGGGCTGGCCGTCGTCACCGACTCGCGCAATGCCCGCCCGATCAGCGTGCTAGTCGAGCCGCCGACGTTCGTTTGTTTCAACAACAACATCGGCGACATCACATTCACCGTCAGCATCCTCGCGGCCCCACCAGGCAACCAAGACGCCGAGGATTACCTGATCACAACAGCCGACACGATCATGAATTCGAGCATCTCCGTCGTCGACGGACGCCCAACCCTCCGATCCATCGGAACCCAAGACATACCCGCATACGACCTCACCGTCCGCGTCGCAACGGCTCGGAACTAAGGAGCACAACACATGGCAACAACCACCTATCTGAGCAACCCCGCCGTCCTGACGGTGGCCGGCACCGATTTGCGCGACCAAGCGAGCGCAATTTCGCTCACGCTCGGCTACACCCCGCTGACCTCGACGGCGTTCGGGGATGACGGCGAACGCGCCGTCAAGGGCCTCCAAACCGTCGAAGGAACCTTGACGTTGTACGTCTCCTACGGCGCAACCGAAGTCGAAGGCGTCATCGCGGGCGAAGTCGGCGAAGGCGACACAACCATCGTCGTCAAGAAGGGATCCGGCGCCATCGCGGCCGACAACCCCGAATGGACAATCTCGAACACGATGATCGCCAACTACAGCCTCAGTTACGTCACGAATGAACTTCAGGTCATGGAAGTTTCGTTCACCGGCGGCACCTGGGTTCGCGACGTCACCCCGTAAAACCACAACTCCAACCGTGCAAGGAGAAACAACATGGATCTGCAACTTCGCGTCACCACACAAGACGACACCTATGACGTCCGCGTCACGTTCGGCAACGTGTGCGAATGGGAAGAAGCCACCAACAAAACGGCGTCAGACCTGGCCAAAGGCATCGGCTACCGAGACCTGGCACGCCTAGCGTTCTTCGCTAGCCGAACCGCCGGCCGCGTCATTCCCGCCGTCTACAAAGACTTCGAAAAGCGCATCGTCAACGTCGACGTCATTGAGGAACAGGCGACAAACCCTACCCAGCCGGAACCTGGCGATACGGACTAGCCCAATTGCTAGCCGTGACAGGTTTCTGGCCCAAAGAAATTGAATTCACCGCGCGAGACCTGAACACAACAATCCGCATCATCAACGAAACCAGGAAGGAGGGCCGCCCATGATAGGCGTTGCCGGCGAAGTCCGCGGGCTAAAAACCGCATTGGCGACCCTCAACGAACTGGACAAAAAAGCGCGTCGAGACATCACCAAGGAATACAAAACAATCGTCAAACCCGTCGTTGACGACGCCAAACAAAACGTCCCGCGGCAAGCCCCAATTTCAGGCTGGGCCCGCAACTGGACAACCAAATCAGGGTTCAAAATGTTGCCCTGGCAAGGCGACATCGGCGCCAAAATGATCAAACCCAAACTCAACGGCCGCAAAGTCCGCGAATACGGCGGCCACGTTCAAAACCTGGCCGTCATGTCAATCACCTGGACAGGCATGGTCGACACCGTTTTCGACATCGCCGGCCGAGGATCCGTGCCCGACCCGCGCGGCCAACAAATGACCAAAGCCCTCTCCGAACGCTATGGCAAACCGTCACGCGTCATTTGGCCAGCCTGGGAACGCAACGCCGACAAAGTAGAAAAAGAAATCGAACAACTGATCGACAAAATTGTTGCCGAAACAGAACGCGCATTGCGAAACATTCCGAAGGCGGCCGACTAAATGGCAATAACACTCCCCATCATCAGCGAATTCCACGCCAAAGGCGTCAAGGAAGCCGAAGACAAACTTTCCAGCCTGGGCAAACGTGCCGGCAAAGCGTTCAAAGCACTCGGCATCGCCGCCACCGCCGCGGGAGGCGCAATCGCCGCCGGCCTCGGCGCCGCCGTCAAAGCCGCCGTCGAAGACGAACAAGCCCAAGTCAAACTCGCAAAAGCAATCAAAAACTCGACCGGCGCCAGCGACGACCAAATCAAATCCGTCGAAGACGTCATCAGCAAAATGGCCCTCGCCACCGGCGTCGCCGACGACAAACTTCGACCCGCCTACCAAAAGCTGATCACAGCCACCGGCGACGTCGAGCGCGCCAACAAACTGCTCGCCGTTGCCAACGACGCAAGCGCGGCAACTGGGAAAGATTTGGAAAGTGTCGCCGTTGCATTAGCAAAGGCAGAAAATGGGCAATACGCGGCCCTGAAAAAACTGGGCATCCCAATGGGCGAAAACATCACCGCCCTACAAGACCAACTCAAATTCTCCAAAGCCGTCGCCAAAGCACAAAACGAATACAACTACGCCCTCGAAAACGAAGGCCCCAAAGAACAAGCCAAAGCCCTCGCCAAACTCGAAGAAGCCCAAACCAAACTCAACGACGTCACAAAAGCCGGCGCCGACTACGTCCTGGACATCGACGCCAAATTCAAAGGCGCCGCCGAAACCGCGGCCAACACAACCGCCGGCCGATTCGAGCGCCTCAAAGTCACGATGGGCGAAATCGCCGAAACAGCCGGCACAGCCCTACTTCCAGCCCTCAACAAACTCACAGACTTCGCCG